GAGTAATATAGTCGACACCGATCATTCGGAAATTCCGCACGAACATAAGTGCGCTCATGTATTGGCATTAGATAATGGCAATTATGCGGCTCAGCCAAATAACAGACTAATCTGGAGCATACCATCCTTTACGGTGAAGGATGAAATACCATTCGATTGGAAAGTTCAGACCAGTGAATGGAATGTTGAAGATAGTCGTAAATGGAAAACAGAAGATAGTGATAAATTCTTCTACAATATTGAGGAGACCAAGGATGATTAAAAAAATATGGAAAATAATATGTAGTCCATGGACTAAATTTGCTAACTGGTTAGCAAGTGGACTACCCAAAAAGTAAAAATGGCTAAGTGTAAAAGTTGTTTGTGTGATTGTCACTGTAATGTTAGCGGACATTCAGATGCTAATGGCGTTTGTCCCTGTGAAAAATGTAATTGTAATCCGCAGGGAATTAAAGTAAACGACGATGAGTGTTTATCATGCCAATAGACGAAGAAAAAACTTGCAATATGCATACCAAAGAAAAAGAAAAATCAGGTACATGTTGTCAAACAAAAAGCATTCATCAGTTAGTCGTAGAAAATCCAACGCTAACTTACAAACAAGTGGAACAACTGAAGGAGCAAAATGAATAAATTATGTTTAGTCCTTGCACTATTATTTGCATTAAGTGCCTGCTCAGTATCTGTAGGTAAGAAATGTCTTTATACAGATGAAGGTACAGTTGTATCTTCTTATGTATGGATAGGCGATAAAGTAAATGAAATCAGTAAACTGAACTGTAATTAGATGGGGAAATACATAAGTTGGGCTATTTGTTTAGCCCTTTTATGGTCTCTATTATCTTGCTTTGCAAGTACAGTTGGTGTGAAAGCTGAAGAAATTACAACAGGAAATCTATTACCTAATGCAGGTGATTCAGATTCTAATTATCAATCAGTAGATAATAATATACCTAATGTATCATCAAGCTGTAATGAATTTACATTAAGTAATGCAACTTGTTTAGGACAAGAAATAGAAGTTACAGGAACTGGTACAGTTAATACAACAGGTTCTTTATTAAACGTTACTACTAATTCTGATACTACTACTCAAGATAAATTAGATAATGGAATTACTTTAAATTCTACAACAGTAGTACAAAACTGTGAGTGGGATGGATCTTCTAATGAATGTGGTAATAGACGTGGTGCTCAAGATAGTTTTAAAACTACTGTAAAAATTTTAGATAGTAATGGAAACACTCTATCAAGTGTAGATCAAATAAGAAATACTGATTCACATTATTACTCTAATGCTCATAAATATACTGATCAAGTTATATATACAGGAAGTGGTTCTAGTTCGTTTGATTGGACATGGACAGGAATAGACAATGATCCTAATCCATTAAACTTAGGTGGTCCTAATTTGCTAGGTGCTTCTCTAACAATGACATATGAAAATGTTGTGTTAGAAGTTGAAACACAAACAGCTTTAAATGAAGTTAGTAATGTTATTAATACAACTAAGATTGAAGAATCTATAAACGTTGAAATTAAAGAAGAGGCAGCAACTCTTATTGCAACTGTTCAAACTATTGCTGCAGCTCCATTACCTACAACAACTAAAGTAGTCCAGGTTAAAGCAGCTATTAAAAAGTTTGAAAGTAAAACAAATACAAAAGTAACTAAAGCAACAGTTACTTCTCAACCTGTAGCAACAACTACAAGTGTAGTCCAAGCTAATAAAATTGTAACAACAAAGAAAGCTACTACTATTGCAAAACAAATTATACAATCAACTACTAAGAAAGAGACGATCAATGAAAAAAAAGAAGAACAAAAAGAAAAAAAATCAGAAGTTAAAACAGAAGAAAAACAGGAAAAGAAAAAACAAAAAGAACAAAAGAAAGTAGCTAGTGCAAAAGAAGAAAATACTGAAGAAAAGAAATCCTCTAGCACAAGTACTACAACAAAAAGTGTATCAGCAAAAAGTGATACCAAACAAAAAAAATTACAATCGAAAAAAGTTAAAGCCAATATTAACAAAATAATGGATAAGATTGATGAGCAGGTTAAAGACGTTGCTAAGAATCTACAGATTAAAAACATTATAAAGTTAGAAGCTATGACTAGTGATCAAGAGTCTTTAGATCTCTATACAAATATAAAATTTTATATACCTAAGGATATATATTTAAATCAATTAGATATATTTGACTCACGAGATATTTATAATAATATTAATTTAGCTAGCTATACTAACAATGATACCATAGCTATTAAAGCTAATAAATTATATGATATTAAATTAAAAAAACAAAAACTATTAATGGAAATAAGGGAGTTAAAGAATGGCTAAAGAGAAAAGTAAATTTAATATTAAAGATCAACTTGCAGGAATTGCTGCATTGATAGCTGCGATTGTAGCTATTGGTGGAGGCTTTGTTAAGTATGGTGAAATTACTACTAAGTTAGATGCTATATCTGAACAGACAGCACCTGATCTTACACCTCTTGCAAAGCAAATAGGTGATGCTAAGAATAGTATATCTTTAAATGGTACAGATATTGCAGTTCTAGAAAAAGAAATTGAGTTATTAAAAATTCAAATGGAAGAATTAAAAATTAGTACAACTAATCCTTTATCAAATTAATTATGAAATTAAGCGGACACTTTAGTTTAAACGAACTAACAAAATCACAAACAGCTACACGTAAGGGTATTGATAATGTTCCTTCACCCGAGCATATTGATAGCCTAACAAGTTTATGTTTACAAATACTAGAGCCTACACGTAGGCACTTCGGTAAACCTATGGTTATTACTTCAGGTTATCGTTCAGCAGATTTATGCCTAGCTATAGGTAGTAATCCAAATAGTCAGCATGCCAAGGGTGAGGCAGCAGACTTTGAAATGTTTGGAGAAGATAATAAATCATTAGCAAAGTATATTAAAAATGAATTAATATATGATCAATTAATATTAGAATTTTATAATTCAGATGATCCCTCAAGTGGATGGGTACATTGCTCATATAGTAAAGATAATAATAGAAAACAATCATTAATATATGATGGCAAAGATTATAAACCATGGCTTACCTAAATGCAAACATACCGATCATTGAGTGTTATGTTAGGGGTAATTACTTAAGAGATCAAAAAGATTCCCACGATAAATACTTTGAGTGTGTTGTATTTGGAGTTGCAAGTTTACCTAAACAAGTTCCCTTGTTTCATTACATGATGTCTGATGGGGGACTATGGTGGCGAGCACCTATCTCTGCATTCTGTACTAAACCAGGTGTTAAGGAACTACCTTTAAATGAATTATGTTTATGGGATTCCTTTAGTTATAATATTTCAGTAACAACATTTTATAATCTTGCAGGTAACAAAGTACAATACTTTTCAAGACGTAAAGTAAAACGTAAAGGAACTTATCTATTTACTTTGGATTGGTGTGATGGAGATTTTAATGAATTAGCTTTCGGCTATGCACAGAAACCTGATCAACACAAGTGTGGTCATGTTATAGAATTAGATGATGGTAATTATGCTATACAACCTAATAATAGATTAAGAGTATTTGATCCATCATTAGCAGCTGAACCTGATAAACCTTTAATCAATCGTTTAGTTAATACAAAGACATGGTCAGTTGAAGATACCTCTAAATGGATTACTGATGAACATGAAGAAGGAAGTTATGATTATGAATATAAAGAATTAAAATAATGGTAGCACAATTAGCAGTAATGCCTATAGCAACAGCAGTAGGGGAATTTGCAGCACCTTATTTATTAAGGAAAGCTGGGGAAATAGGTCTAACTAGATTTATACAAGTTTATGGTGGTGCAGCAGCTGCCTCTATTGGTATTCAAAAGACTCAACCAGTAGATCTACAAACAGAGAAAATAATGGGTATGCCTGTTAGCCATATTACAGGACAGGGTGAAGTTTATGATGATATTGACTACAGTGCTATTGATGAAGACAGAGAAGTAGAACCTTTAAAATATATAGACACAGTTCATGGTGGTAAAGGACCACTTGAGCCTATTAAAGCAAAAGGTTTTCCAGCCCAAACTGAAGTAAAGAAATGGGATGAAAGCTTTAAAGCACCAGAACCAATTGAAACTAATAAAGGACTTGAAGTACCTTCACAAGAGAGAGTAGTCCCACCAGGATTTGAAACACCTGACATTGTTGACACAAGCATACTTACAAAAGACATATCCAAACAAACTAAAGACCTAGTCAAAGAAGAACCCGAGTTCGGTGCATTAACAGAAACTGAAAAGCAAACTGCAAGACTTGAGAAGGGAGATAAACCTGACTACTACTCTAGGGTTGCTAAGGCTGTTGAGGGATCACAAGAGATAGCAACTGCTGAGCAATGGATGGGGATTATACAAGGGCAGGGAGCAACTGAAGCAGAACTAGATTATCTTGGATTAACAGACCTTTTAAAAGGTAAAGAAAAAATTACTAAAGAGAATTTACTTAAGCACATAAAAGAAAAAGATATTTCTTCCAGAATTACAACTACACGGATGCCAGATAAAGACAGAAAAGTTGTTGAATATGAAACCTTTAGATTAGGGGGTACTGATTCAAAAACTTTTGAAACTTACCTTATGCAATTTGATGTTACTAAGGATAAAGAAGGAAAATATTTACCACATGATGAGCCTATAACTTATAGGGCACCACCAGAACATGTAGGAAAAGAACAGTATGGTCGAAATACTTTTTTAACTTTAAGAACACAGATTGGGTATAGTCCTTCGTTACGGGGTAGTGAGGCTTTGAAAAAGGCTGGAGATGATCCTTTAAGTACTTCTGAAATGAAAGCATGGTCAAAAGAAGCTGAGGACCATAATAAATGGGCTAAAGAAATTAGTGAAATATTTAAAAATACTTTAATAGGCGATGAAGTTCAATCAGATTTAGTTCAAAGGGGACGTTTAACAGGATTTGAAAAAGATTTTGATGCTGTTAAAGGTTCAGACTTAATTACATATTTAGATAAGAATAAGATTAAGTATGAAATAGAAACAGACCCATTAAATCAAGGCTTTAAAGATTACCAGGCAATTAGACTTTATCACTCACCAGTTGCAACAAATGATTTAGAAGATGACAGAGATTTTACATTAATGGATTTCACCCCTAATACCCGTTATATTTTTGGACATCCTTTAAAAAAACTTGATGCTCGGGATGCAAGAATTGACAGAACCAAACCAAAAGAATTTAAAAAAAGAGTAACCGTTAATGCCTGGACAGGTAAGTTATCTGATCATATAAAAGTACTACCAAACTTTCCTATAACAAATGATAAAAAGGTAGCCGAACTTGGGATTATGGAACTAATTAGAATAGCAGTAGAAAATGGAAATGATTCCATAGCTATTCCAGGTGGGCAAATTTTAGCAGATAGGTACAGTAGCCGAGAAAATTTAAAAGTAGGGCAGAAAATACTATTAGATGCAACACAAAAAATTGCTAAAAGAAATAATACAGCTGTGACTGAATATGTTATTCAAAAGAAAAAAGAATTTACCAAAGAATCAGGGTTGCATTTTGAGGGAACCGTAGACTGGGTAAATGAAGCTAGAGAACAGGGGTATTCTTTAAAGAAAATAACAAGGGAAGAATTAAAAGATTTACTATATGACCCAAGTGATCCAGAGGGTAGGATAGGAGAATTTACATTGGCTCGTCAAGAAATTCCAGATTTTATAAGTATGATGACGGAGAATGCTTATAGCAGAAATATCGGAAATATAGGTGATGAGTTATCAATAGAATCTTCACAGGATAAATCATACTACATATGGCAAGATTCGAGTGGTGCAATTAAATTTGAATTACCCATTGTAGGTGCTAATGAAGCAGAAATATACATGGCTGATGAAACTCGTGATACAGAAACCTCAGCATATGTGGAGGGATTATCAGAAAATCCTACAGAAAGAACTTATTTAGAATACCTATTTAATAAAATAGAAGAATACCAAGGTAAGGCTAAAGGCACAAGAGAGGATCATAAATTATATAAAATGAAAATTCCAAAGAAATTTCAAAAGAAAAGACTAAGCGAATCTTACAAATTTACTAAAAATTTAGAGGATAAAACAATAGGGGATCAAACAGATAGAATGTTTGGATAAATAAAAAAAAAGAGGGGTGCTATTAACACCCCCCTCGGCAACACATGGGCACCCTTATGGGTGCCTTTTTTTTTTGGTGCAACTTCTTCACAGCCAAAACTCTAAATTTTATAATGCTATAGGACCCTCTCGTATCATACGTTCTCTCCTTAATGCCCTTTCAGAAGGCTCCATAAGTTTTTCAATATCCTCTAAGGTTGCAGATGGATTTTTCTTTAGAGTCTGAACAAGCCATCTGTAAGACATAGGTTGTAATACTTTAGTTGTATCCTCCCATTTGTAACTTATAGTATTTAAAAGTAATTTAAATTTTTCAGATGTTATATTACTTTGATGCTCCTTCTTAACTACATGCGTAACCCAGGCTAACAAGATTGCCTTTGCTTTATGGCGAATCTTTCTCATCTGTTTAGGATTCATTAAACAGTCTGAATCAATTTCTTGATATCATCTTCTAATTTTTTCCCTACAGAATTAGCATGATTAATAACAGCAGCACATAGGTTTCCATGATACTTATATTCCTTTAATGCTTCCCTTATTTTAGCTACGGGCTTACCCCCGTAGTCTATAACAAGAGCATTGTTTTTATTTAAACCAATCTTTAATTCAAATAAAAGACCTGTGTGTTTGCTGATATCACTTTTTGGCATTGGTTTCTGCTTGCTCCTTCTTAACAAAGTCAGCCCCTATGCTTGGATCTAATTGATTTAGCGTCCCAATCATGTTCATAAGTTTAACAACTTCAGCATAAGGTCTTGTCATTAATTACCTCATGATTTCAGTTAATTGTACAGAACTTATTAAGTAAGTTCTTGGCTGGGGTTGCTGTACTGTTGGTTTCTCTTTCGAGTTCGTAGCCATTTTCCTTTCCTCCTTGTTTATTAATAACCTTTAAATTGGTAATATTTATCTTCTATTAAATCTTCATTTAATAAATACATATTACTATTTCCCTTATCAAAGATTTCTTTTAAATCCCTAATAGTTTGGTTTATTGTTCTATGTTGTTGAAGACAACCACAAACTAAATCTTCAACTTCTATTAATGCTTGTTTTACTGCACCCATTACTCTACCTCCTTTATTAATCTATTTAAATACCATTGTGCTTTTTGTAAATCTTCCAATGGTTCACCTTTAAATTTATAACGTGACACATACTTTAACACATTACCCTTAAGGTATCCATGATACTCATCATCTGTCATACAATCTTTTATAACATCAATGGTTTCTTTTTTACCTTTAAGGTAATGAAGTGGTGAATTTACAGTATCATCTACCATAGCGTCTCCTTACTGTATTATACTGTACGGTTTCAAGATCATATTCTCCCTGATGAACATTTCTTTTAACAACTAAGCCACTCCACCACATACGTTGTGTACTTCTAGCATACTCTTCTTGATGATGCAAGTAGCAACCCGCAGATAATCCCATGACTTTTTTACCCGATGGTACTGTACACATAGAGTAATCAAAGATATGACAATGACCTACTGTCGATGATACTTTATTTTTTAATAAGAGAGAACGAGCAATACTGTCACCACTGATAGGCTTACCCATAATGCCAGTAGGATAGTTGTGGCAATAATATACCCCATTAACAGCCAAGGGCTGCTGATAGGGAATAACTTCCCAACCATACTCTTTAAAGTCAAGGTCTTTTGTACTAATTGTTCCATCGAGTTCAGGTGTTTCATCTATTATTCTATCTATCCTATCTTCATGATTACCAAGAAGCATAATCTTTCTTGATCGTCTACCATTGAGACCTTTGTTAAACTTTTCTAATGCATTATGTGCATGATCAATATCTTTCTTGTATCGTCTACCTTCAAAAGATTTCTTTCCTTTATCATAACTAGATAAGGAATCCATACTTGAGAAATCCCCCATGCATATTATGGTATCGGGCTTTAATTCATGAGCCATCTTACCTGCCCATAAAAATCTATCATTGCTTGCCTTTGGGGTACAATGAGGATCCCCTATTACTAAGTGTGTTGCCATTAATGTAACTCCTTCTTGCGTTTACGTTTTAAGTATTCTAAAAAATCAATAATATTTTCTGTATCATCTATGTGTGCCTTTTCATTTATACCTCCATTTGCTTTTTTATATTTAGCATCATCTGCAAATCCTTTTATTCCTGCTAGAAAAGCAGTGTGAGGATCTGAGGTTGCCATCTTTATCATGCCACGTGCTATGGTGGAACACAATTCATATTGCTCATCTGTCATTTTATTTTTACTATCTAATAAAATACCACAACTAAAACCTTTATCCCAAGGATGTATAATAACTTTAATAGAATTTAAAATATCAAATTTTTTAGTCATATTTAATTACTCTAGGCACGGGCAAGAAATAGACCCCTCGAACTATTTCCCACCCAGTACAGAATATACAATCTTTAGCTTTTTGACTTTGTGTAAGCATCGTCTTTTCTAGGATTGTTTACTTCAGTATACCAAACCCACTTAGGGTTTTTACCTTGTGATT